TACGGATCAGACGAAGAATAAAAAATACGCTTACGTACAAAGAGATGGTGATGACTTTACTTGTATAAAGTTATTAGAAGGCAAGTACAAAGGTATAATTTATAAGTACGGTAAAGTAGGTTTTGCAAAAGAAGAAAAACCTGATGGTACTTTACCTATGAGGTTTGACTATGATATTATTTTCAATCCACACGAAACGGACATTGACAAACAAGAGTTTATAGATTATATTGGAGATATATTAATAGAACAATTAGAAAGACAACTTAATAATGGCACCGCTATCCTTGAATAGTAATAATGAACGAATAGAAATTACGATACTAAGAAACCTTATTTTCAATGAGGAGTTTACTCGTAAAGCATTACCTTTTGTAAATGAAATTTATTTTACAAAAAGAGAAGAAAAGATTTTATTCCAAGAGATTAATACCTTTGTTGAGAAGTATAAAAATTTACCTACAAAAGAAACTTTACTTATTGAATTAGGTTATCGTAAAGATATAAATGATGAAGAAGTCAAATCAGTAAAAGAATTATTATCTACATTAATTCCTGAAGAAGTTGAACAACAATGGTTGTTAGATACAACTGAAAAGTTTTGTAAAGATCGTGCTGTTCACAATGCAGTATTAGAAGGTATTAAAATTTTAGATGGTAAAGATCAAAAGAGAACACAAGAGGCAATACCTAGTATTCTTGCAGACGCATTAGCAGTTAGTTTTGATAATCATATCGGACACGATTACATAGGTGACGCTGAAGATAGATTTAAATGGTATCATACTAAAGAGAAAAAGTATCAATTTGATTTATCTTACTTTAATAAGATTACAAAAGGTGGTGTGCCAAGTAAAACTTTAAACATTGCTCTTGCAGGTACAGGTGTTGGTAAATCTTTGTTTATGTGTCATTGTGCTAGTGCTTATCTATCACAAGGTTTAAATGTATTGTATATCACTTTAGAAATGGCAGAGGAACGAATTGCAGAAAGAATTGACGCAAACTTATTAGATACAACGATAGATGATTTACACGCATTACCAAAAGACTTGTATGATTCTAAAATATTAAAAGTAAAAAACAAAACAAACGGTCAATTAATTATTAAAGAATATCCAACGGCGTCTGCTCATAGTGGTCACTTTAGAAGTTTATTAAATGAACTTGCATTAAAGAAATCATTTAGACCAGATGTATTGTTTATTGACTATTTAAATATCTGTGCTAGTGCTAGATTTAAAGGTGGTAACATATCATCTTATTTTTATATTAAGGCAATCGCCGAAGAATTAAGAGGTCTTGCTGTTGAGTTTAATGTGCCAATCTTTAGTGCAACACAAACAACAAGAACTGGTTTTGTATCAACTGATATTGGTTTAGAAGATACTTCCGAAAGTTTTGGTCTGCCTGCAACTGCTGACTTTATGTTTGCTCTAATGTCAAATGAAGAATTAGAACAACTAGGTCAAATGAAAGTCAAACAATTAAAGAACAGATATAATGATCCTGCAATGAACAGATCATTTATTGTAGGTGTAGATAGGGCAAAAATGAAACTATATGATGTAGAAAATACAGCACAAAACATAGTAGATAGAGGAAAGGATCCAGAAATCAAAGAAGACCCTTATGATAAGTTTTCTGATTTTAAAATATAATGACAAAGAAACAAAAAGTACGATTTCATAAAGGCGATAGACGACCAAGACACGATACAGATTATGAAACATTATCGTACAATGTAAAGATGAAAAAACGTGGTCGTAAAATACTATGGACGGTAATAGAGCAACCTACAAATAAAACTATTGCGGAATTCTTCTTTGAAGAAGACGCACAGAAAACAGCAGACTTTCAAAACAAACACCGTGTATGGCAACCTAATGGTGGCATACCTACATTTCTTTATATCCGTGCATAAATAGTCCTATGGGACTCTCAAATACAGAATTTGCTAAAAAAGCAAGCAAAGGACCTTACGCAGGAAAGGCAAGAAAAGATATTGCAAATATTAAAATTAAAAATAGAAAACCTTTTACAATAGAAAAAACCGGAGAAAAAATAATAGGTTTAAAAGTATCAGGTAATAATTTAATTTATAAAGTAAAAAATTCAGAAAAAACAATACCCTTTTCTAACATACAAAAAGACGAAGATTTTGGTGGACAACCTGCTAAAAAAGGATCAGGTTCTTCAACAACAATAAGTGGTAAAATTGTAGAAGTTTTATCTGAAGCATTTTTTTGTATATATTGTGCTATGAAGTCAGCAGGTACTTTAAGTAAATATGATAAAGATAAAACCTATGAAGATTGGGACGATATTCAAAGTGCTAAAGATATATCTAGTTTTGCCTCTACTTATAAAATTTCAAAATATGTAGACCAAGAATTAAAATCATCTGTATTTAATCAATATAAAAAATTTGCTAACGCTTTTCTAGTAGATAAAGAATGGCACGCTAGACTTATGGCACAAGTAAATGTGATGTATTCTAATTATCCTATACCAAATAAATCATTTACATTTTTGAGAGCAGATAATATGAAAAGATCAATGGATCCATATAAGACTTTTGAGGTTGTTGCACAACAAATTAAATCAAAAGTAGGATTTAGTAAAGCAGTTGATAAAGATAAATGGAATCCTGCTGATGTTTGGTTTTTTACATCTAATGCTGAAAATACATTGACAAAGGAATTAAGAGAATTAGAAAGTAAAATTAATAAAAATCCTGCAAACGCAGTAGATCAATTAAATAATTTAAATCAATTAATTTACAAACTATTTGAAAAAAAAGAATTGTATCCTATATCTTTAAAAGCACCAGCAGGTACATCTGCTAGAATAACTGCTGTAAATGAAGATGGAGATATAGAACAATTAGTAAAATTTGATAGGATAGATTTAGGACAAGGGAATTTAGATGTAAAAATAAGATTTGATTTAATTTATCAAAAAAAGAAAACTAAAAAACTTGTAAAAAAAATGACAGGTTATTTAAAAAGTAAAACTGACACAGGTGGATTTAGATTAGAATTAGAGTTTCCAGGATCAGGTGCTAGATTTGGTACTTTAGGTACGGAAAATTATCAATATATAATTTATAATACTGATAAATCTGGTATTAATGCTTTACAAAGAATTAGAAAAGAAAGTAATACATTTCAACAAATACCTGAAAAATATAAACCAGGCACAGGAGAATTAGATTGGTTGGGTGCAAGTGGATATCAAAAATTATCAAAAGAAAAAGGTAGTAGAGATTACCTAGAAGGATATTTACAGACCTTATTTACTAAAATTAATAATGAAAAATTTAGATTAGGTCAACCACCAGAAAAAAATGTATTAAATAAAACAATTGCTTCTGAAATAGCAATTGCAATAAATGAAATTAAAAATAAAATAGCAAGAGAAATTACAGTAGAAAATATCTATAATCTTGCCGTATCACAAGGATTTAGGGTAGGTATTTCAAAAGAACAACTAAAAGCAAGAGGTGAAAAATCTATTGTAGATAAAACAGTTGCCGACACACTTTTTGACAGTTGTTTTCACTTAAAAGTTTACTAATAAACTTGACAAATCTTATAAATAGTGATATAATTTAGTTGATTTATATGGAAAAAGTGATTATAGTTATGGGAACAATGAGAGAGAAATGTTTAGTTTTAAAGGTTTTATTACAAGCGATAAGAACACACATTTAGAACATTTAGAAGATGATATAATAAATCGTGGTTCAGATGGTGGTCGAAACGCAGTTAATTTTTTAAAGTCAGTTAGAAATATGCTAGCTGGTTCTGCTAGTGGACGTATCAATATGTCTGTTAAGTGGGACGGTGCACCTGCTGTTATTGCAGGTATCAATCCAGAAAACGGCAAATTCTTTGTCGGTACAAAATCAGTATTCAACGTAACACCTAAAATCAATTATACATCTGGCGATATTGCTAGAAATCATAGTGGTCCTGTTGCAGATAAATTACGAGTATGTTTAAATGAATTAAAAAGATTAGGTATTAAAGGTATCTATCAAGGTGATTTATTATTCACAAAAGGTGATTTAAAATCTGCTGCTATAGACGGTGAAAAAATGATTACGTTTACACCAAACACTATTACATATGCAGTACCAGTTAACTCATCTATCGGTAAAAGAATTGCAAGAGCAAGATTAGGAATTGTATTTCATACTTACTATACAGGTAAAGATATGAAATCATTATCAGCAGGATTTGGAACCGTATCAGGCAAATCAGGTTCATCTGCTGTATTTTTAGCAAGTGCAGGTTATACTGATACATCTGGTTCATCTACATTTACATCTTCCGAGTTATCATCATTTGACGCATTGATTAGAATGGCAGAAGGTTCTTTATCAAAGGCGGCACCTTTGTTAGATACTATGAAATCAAACGATAGTTTATCAGTAGGGTTTAGATTAAAGACATTTTTTAATTACTATATTAGAAATAGTAAAGGTAACTCTATGGCAAAAGTTAAAACTTTACAAGATATGTTTAGAGAATATTACGAACAGATTTTAAGAACAGAAATTATGGCAAGAAAAACTGAAAGTGGAAAACAAAAGTATAGAGATATAATGAAAACAGGTTTAAGTTTTATAGATAAAAATAGAAGTGCTTTATATTTTGCAATTGCTTCACACGTAAGTTTAGGTAACGCAAAGAATTTTTTAATTCAAAAACTATCTCAAATACAAAGTATAGGACATTTTATTAGAACACCAAACGGTTATCGTGTAACTAATCCAGAAGGATTTGTTGCAGTTGATAAAAAAGCAGGTGCAGTTAAACTTGTAGATAGATTAGAATTTAGTAGAGCAAACTTTACTATTGCAAAAGATTGGGTTAAAGGTTAATGGCAACAGGATATTTAACAGAACAAAATTATCAAATTGCAAGAGGACTTGTAAGAGGCGCTTCAAGCATACACAAATTTGGTGCAGTACCTCAATTGTCTATTAACACAACAGGTACTTGTTGGGATAAAAATGATACTTTATATCCTTGGTCAGCATTAACAAGTGCAAGTGTATTAACAGCACAGGCCGTTAACGCAAGTGATGACGGAAAGATTTTAACAATTTTAGGATTGGATTCAAACTATAATGAAATATCAGATACAATTACATTGTCAAGTAGTGGTACAGCAAGTACAACAAAACAATTTTTAAGAGTGTATAGAGGTTATATTTCAACAGGTGCAAACAATGTTGGTGCAATTGATGTAAGAATAGGTGCAAATACCGTGTTGTATATTAATGTGGGTTTAGCACAAACTTTAATGATGATTTATACCGTACCTGCTGGTAAAGATTTATTATTATTAAAAGGTGCTTGTACATCTCAAGCAGGTGCTGACGCTTCAGGTTTCTTTTATGTAAGATTTTTTGACCAAACAGCATTTAGAATACAACACACTTTTGAAGTTTCAGGTTCAGATGGTTATGAATATAAATTTGAAGTGCCATTTAGAGTGCCAGAAAAATCAGATATAGATTTTAGATTAACAACAAGAAGTAATAACGGTAGATATACAGCAGCCTTTGATGGTCTGTTAGTAGATGTTCCGAGAACAATGCAGGTTTAATAAATGAAAAAAACTTTAGACGAAATCAGACAATATATAAACGAGGGTGATTATGATCCTGGTATATTCAAAGCATTTTTTCTTGCAGGTGGTCCTGGTTCAGGTAAAACTTTTGTAACTGCTACTGCTTTTGGTGGAACAGGTTTAAAAGTAGTAAATTCTGATAGATCATTTGAAAGAGGTTTGAAACAAGCAAACTTATCTCTTAAAATGCCAGATGAAGAAGAATACTTTAGAAACATTATTAGACAAAAAGCAAAAACGACTACCGCTTCAGCATTAGATACTTACATACAAGGTAGATTGGGATTAGTTATAGACGCAACAGGCAGAGATTTACAATTAGTACAAAGTCAAGTTGCATTATTAAGACATATCGGATATGATTGTTATATGGTATTTGTTAATACAAGTTTAGATGTTGCATTAGAAAGAAATAAAACTAGACCAAGATCAATACCAGAATATATTGTAAAAAAGAATTGGGAAGGTGTACAGGCAAATATAGGTTCATTTCAAAGATTGTTTAGTCCTAATAAAATGTTAATTGTCGATAACAATAGAAGTGAACAAGAATTAGTTACACAAACTTTAAATACTGCTTCTCGTTTTATTAGAAGTAGATTAAGAACTAAACCAGAAAGTGGTATAGCAATGAGTTGGATTAAAAAAGAATTGGAGTTAAAAAGAAGATGAGATTTAAAGACTTCATAAAAGAATCTATTATTGATATACCAAGAAGAACTTATGCACCTGGTGTGTTTGATAATGCAGACACAAAAGAACCTAAGATTAAAAGTGAAATTATTGGTATGATAATGAAACAGTTTACAGAATTCAAAAAAGAATATCCTATATTAGATTATTCTTTAATAGGTTCTATCTTAACAAAAAGATATAGAGATGACGCAGATTTAGATATTAATGTATTGTTTGATGTACCAAAAGAAAAACAAGAAGAAGAAAGAGTCAGACTTTCTAAAAAATATTTGTCTGCTTCCAATCCAGATAATATACAAGGTAAGTTAATACCAGGTACAAAGCATCCTATTAATTATTATTTCATAACAGATAAAAAAACTTATGACGATCAAAATAAAAAAGCAGATGCTGTTTATGATATAGGTAAAAACAAGTTTATAAAACGACCTGAAGAATTTAATTTTGACATTGATATGTACATTAATGACTTTAATAAAAAAGTACAAGAGATAGATGTCGTTAAGGGTGAATTAAAAAGAGATATTATAGATTATGATGAACTAAAAGATTTAACTCCAAATGATGTTTTAAACCTACAAGACAAAATTAATAGTAAGTTAGAAGAAATAGAAGATGACTTACAACAAATTATTAAGATTGGCGACAACGTAGATGTTGAAAGAAGAGCTGCGTTTGATAAAGATATGTCGCCAGATGAAATCAGATTATACGGTATTAAAAATAGATTACCTAAAAATGTTATCTATAAGATGTTAGAAAAATATCATTACTTAAAATTCTACAAAAAGTGTAAACAAATATTAGATGATGGTAAAGTAACAGACGCAGAAATAGATAGTTTGAAAGTAGAATCAGTTACATTAGATAAAATTAAATTAACTACTACTAGATGGTTTAAAGATGTTGTAGGTAAATTAAAAAGAATGGCAACAACATCTAAACGATATGAATATGCTGCTAAAGTTTTACAAGATGTTATTAATAGAAAGAAAAGAGAAAGATCATTAGAAGGTTTACCATTAAGACACGATATAGGATATTATGCTTCCGTTGTTGCAGATACATTTAAAGATATTGACTCTAAAAAACTACAATCAATGGTACACGAAGAATATTTACCAGAGGCAAAATCTGTTGCATTTACTTTTGGTAGATTTAATCCACCTACTACAGGACACGAAAAATTAATTAGCAAAGTTAAATCTTTACCTACAAATGATTATAAAATTTATTTAAGTAGAAGTGAAGACCCTAAAAAGAATCCATTATCTGCTAGACAGAAATTAGATTATATGAAAAAAATGTTTCCACAACACGCTAGAAACATAGAGGTAAATACTTCTAATATGGTATTAGATATTGCTACTAATTTGTATAAAAAAGGTTATAAAGAAGTTAGTATGGTAGTAGGTAGTGATAGAGTTAGAGAATTTGAAACAATATTAAAAAAATATAATGATGTAAAATCCAGACACGGATATTATAACTTTGATAAGATCAATGTTGTTTCTGCTGGTGAAAGAGATCCAGATGCTGAAGGTGTATCAGGTATGTCAGCAAGTAAGATGAGGACGCTGCTCAAAAAGGAGACGTTAAATCTTTTAGTCAAGGATTGCCTAGAGGATTTGGAGATGTAGAAAAACTATTTAAAGATGTAAGACGTGGTATGAATTTAGCTGCTAATTACACATATGTAGGTGACCATAGACCTATTGCAAGTTTACAAGAATTTGAACAACAACAAATAAGAGATTTGTATGTTAGAGAAATGATCTTTAACATAGGTGACAAAGTTAATTACATTAGAGAAAATATAGATGGCAAAGTTGTTAGACGAGGAACTAATTACATTGTTGTAGAAGATAACGATAATAATTTACATAAGGCGTGGATTTGGGATTGTTTACCAGATCCTGCAGATAGAGAGGCTCAAGTGCGAGAATACAATTTAGATATTGATTATGGATTTGAAGCTGTTTCTGAAAAGAAAGAATACGGACATACAGATAGATTACCACAAGATAAAGACATATCTAAAGAAAAAGGTAGTCAACCTAAAAAATATTACAAACAGTTATCAAAAGATACAAAATCAACAAGGGCAAAACATTTTAGTAAAACAGATACAACTAAAAATGACAATGACCCAGCACCTGGTGATAAAGACGCAAAAACAAAACCAAGTGTACATACACAAAAATACAAAAAGATGTTTGGTGAATTAAAGAAAGAATTATCAGACGCTTGTTGGACAGGATATAAGAAGGTAGGAATGAAAAATAAAGGTGGAAAACAAGTACCAAATTGTGTGCCAGAAGCATACGATATTGGACACGATTATGCTCAACATACATTAAAAGTAACACCAGGACAAGACGGATTTGACCCTAATTATCAAGGAGGATCGTATAAACCATCAGTTGATGGCACGTCAGGTGAACAAGTTGTAACAAGACCAATGACAACAGATATTTCTGTAAAAGATATAAATGATTGGGCAGCTTCAAGTGAAACAATAGATAAATATAGAGAAAGATACAAAGAAGAATGGAAGACAAAATTATCTGAAGTTGTATCTAAAATGATAAGGAATTTATAATGTTAAGTTTTGCAGATTACAAAGATAAGATTTCTAAATCGGTACATTATCATATTGAGAATAATATACCGTTTGCTGAAAATATCTATAGACTTCATAGTGAAGAATTTTATAGATTGTTTAGAGAGGCAAGAGAGTTATATAATGAGGGTCTACTGACTGAAATATCTGATTGGGATAGACAGTTATTAGAAACCGACATAGGTGAATTTGCATATTGCGAGGAAGAAAAAAGAAAAGTTCCTTTAGATGTGCCAATATCTGTCGAAGAAAAAGACGTAGAACTAAACAAACCTAAAAAGGGTGGACCTAAAAAGTTTTATGTATTTGTCAAAGACGGTGATAAGATTAAAAAAGTAACGTGGGGTGATACTACAGGATTAAAAGTAAAACTAAATGATCCTGAAGCAAGAAAAAGTTTTGCTGCTAGGCACAAATGTAGTCAACAAAAAGATAGAACATCGGCTGCTTATTGGGCGTGTAACTTACCTCGTTATGCAAAAACGTTAGGACTTTCTGGCGGTGGAAATTTTTATTGGTAATGAAAGAATTGTTAGATTATTATAAACCATTTGAAGACTTTGAAAAGAGTGCTTACGATAATGTATTTACTAGAGTCTTTAAAGAAAATGTTGAAAATGAACAATTGATATGGCACAAAGATAAAAAAAGTAGAGTTGTCAAAGTGATTTATGGTACAGGATGGAAATTACAAATGGATAATGATTTGCCTTTTGAATTAGAAGTAGGGCAAAATTATCATATTAACAAGGAAGAGTTTCACCGATTACATAAAGGTAATAGTGATCTAAAACTAGAGATAAAAGAATATGACTAAAACTTTAAAAGAAATGAGATTAGACTTGCAAGAACAAGAAGCAAGTAAATCAGATTTACAATATATTAAAGCAAAAACAGCTTACAACAATCACTTTGAAGCAAGAAGATATATTGCTGATAAAATTTTAAGAGATAAAAAATTAGCAGACACTTACAAGTCTTTAGAAATGATACACAATACTTATGGATCAATGATCGGTAATGACGCTATACAGTTAAGACAAAGATTAGAAAAAATGTTAATAGGTGATTTAAAAAGAAAAGTTAAAAATTGGGACGCAGTTTATTCGGCGTTATAGGAGAGATATGAGTAGATATAGAGCAATAACGAGTGAACTTTTACAAAAAGTACACGAGCAAGATAAAGACCACGAAGTATCAATGGCAAGAGGTGAACTAGAGGCAATTGCTGATAAGGCAACTCAACTTGCTTCAGCACTAAAAGGCAAATCAGATGAAGGCAATCCACTAGAAGCTTGGGTACAATCTAAAATTACAAAAGCAAAAGACTATATCAATTCAGTTTCAGACTATATGTTGTACAATCCTGATATGAAACAAAATGAAGAAACTATATTAGAAAAAACTTATGGTTGGACTTTAGTTTCAAAAGCAAAAGACCTTGCTAAAAAGTTTGCTAATAATTACACAAAAGCTGTAGATGAAATAGAAAAACTAGAAAAGGGTTTATCTAAAAATCCTACAGTTGAAAAAGAATTAATGAAGTATAACGAAGAAGTTGAATTAGAAGAAGGCAAAATCAAAGATATATTTACTGCTAATAAAGAAGGCGAAAGTATAGAACAAATTGCTAAAAGATTAAATATGTCAGTTGCAACTGTTAAAAAACTTTTAGGTGAAGAAATTATAGATGAAAAAATTGCAGACAGTATTATTAAAGATTTACAAAAAGCATATGGTGATTTAAAAGGCAAAACTATATCTCCAGAAATGGCAACAAAAATATCAAAACATTTAGACGGTCAATCGTTTGATGTAGTTACATTAAGACAATTAATGAAAGCAAATATACCTTTTATATCTACAATCGCTAGAAATAAAATATATAAGAAGACAGGTAAGTTTGAAGAAGTAGAATTAGAAGAAGTTAAAACTCCTTCTATAGAACCTGACAAAAGATCAGACGGCGAAAAAGATATTGATAAAATTAAACTTGCAAAAGAAAAAGACACAGACGCAATAGAAAAACAATTAATTGCTGCTCAAGGTCAAATTAATATTTTAAAACAAAAATTAGAAAACGAAAAAAATAAAGTAATTAAACCAGAACCAAATCCTGAAACAGGAGAAGTTCCATTAACAGTAGGTGTTGCATACAAATATTTCAAAGATAAAGAAATGAAAAAAGAATCAGTAGATAATTATCCGACAAGTGATATTGCAAAACATAAAAAAGATGTTGCAGCTGATCCTAAAATGGGTGAAAAGAAACCTGTACATTTGGGTGCAAAAATGACTTACGAAAGTATTGCGGCTGTAAAAAACAAGGCAGAAAAAACAGGTATGCCTTACAGTATATTAAAACAAGTTTATGATAGAGGTATGGCCGCTTGGAGAGGCGGACACAGACCTGGTGCTACACAAGTACAATGGGCACTTGCTAGAGTAAATTCATTTGTAACAAAATCCTCAGGTACGTGGGGTGGCGCTGATAGTGATTTAGCGAAAAAAGTAAAGGGGGAAAAATAATGACAAAGTATCTAAAAACTAGAGAAGGTAGTTTGGAGGATTTAGCAAAACAAATGCAAAACAAAGTTATTGAATCTGATTACCAAGATAAATTTAAAAAAGAATTAGACAAGGCAGGCAAACCTATCGGTCAAATGACTGGTGCAGAAAAGAAAGCATTTTTTAATAAGATAGATAAAATGCACACTGCTAAAAATGAACAGGCAAAAAACTCATACGCAATTGGTATGGCGGCTGCTATGAAAGCAAAGAACGATCAACCACCTTTAAAGAAATCTACTATTACAAAGGCACACGATATTGCTAAGTCAATAGAGAAAGATCAAAAAGAAGATTACACTAAAAAAGATGTAGATAAATTTCACACTAAATTAGATAAACTTGTTCACAAATCTTTTGGACATTCTTCAGATGAAAAGAAAAAAGAAATGAAAGAGGCAAGGTGGGAAATTGAAGGTAGAGTTTCATACAAAGGTATAGGTAGTGAAGATAGTTTTCATATGGTCATTGACGCACCAACTGAAAGTGCTGCTGAAAGAAAAGCATATGATGAATTAGATAAAGCAAGACAAAGAAAAAAAATAGGTCCAGGTGGTGGCGGTAGTATTGATGACGCTGAAATTGAATATATTGAAAAAACTAATGATAAATTATCATCACCAGAAACAGGTCGTTTGATGAACAGTTATGATCCTACACAAAAAGAAGAAGTACATCCACACGTTAAGAAAATGATAAAAGACGGTGAGAGTGATGAGAAGATTAAGAAAATGCACCCAGAGCTTAAAGATGATGAGTTAGAAAAATTAAAAGAAACTCATTCGTTTGTAACTAATAAACAAAACGAAAAACAAAAAGAAGTGGGTGGTGAAAAAGAACCTATCAAAACTAAAAAGAATGAATGGAAAACTTTTGCAATGATGGCTGCAGAATTGAGAGAAAAAAAAGAAGATAAAAAAGAAATGCAGGCAGGTGATGATACAAGAGATAAAAAAGTAAAAACAATGACAGGTGAAATTGCAACTACACCTGAAATGAACCCAAAAGTAGATTACAAGTACTAAACTATGAAATCACGTATCTATTGTGATATGGATGGTGTTCTTTGCGACTTTAAAAAGGCAGCAGAGAAAGTTACTGGTATGCCTATATCAAAATGGTCATATGCAAGTAAACAAGAGAAGTGGCAACCAATCAAAGACACTCCACGATTTTGGCACACACTTCCTTGGATGCCAGGTGGAAGAGAGCTTTGGTCTTTCATCTCAAATAATAAACCACATATACTATCAGCATACGTAGAAGAAAGTTTTGATCCTAATTGCATACCAGGTAAATCACATTGGGCAAGAACTAATTTAGGTATTGCACCAGGTCGTGTACATTTAGTCAAAAGAGTACAAAAACAAAACTACGCCAAAGTGGTTGGTGTACCAGCTATTTTAATAGACGACTATAAGAAAAATACAGATCAATTCACACAAAGAGGTGGTATCGGAATACTACACACTTCTACTTCCAATACGATTAGAGAACTTAAAAAACTAGGTTTCTAGTATCCATTCTTATAAATAGTACTGTTATATAACAATTACTAATTTAAGGAGAGATATATGTCTTTATGGGGAAACGATATAAAGCCTAAAAATCTTACAGACGAAGAAAAAAAAGAAGTCTATGCAACCGCTCAAGGTTGGGTAAGAGAAGCAGGCTCAATATTATCAGGTAATGATAATCCAAATGCTGATCCAGAAGTATTAGTAGCAATCGGTGGATTAGCTACAAATATGGGTTCAGCAGATATTACTGAAATAGAATTTGTAACAACATCAATCAGTGCAGCTGCTGGTGGAAACATTGACGTTAGAGTAAGATTTAACGAAAGAGTTGACATCACAGGAACACCACAAGTAACAGTAACTAACGATCAAACTGGTGGTGGTGCTGATGCTACATTTACAGCAGATTATAACTCTGGTACAGGAACTAATGAGATCGTATTCAGAGCAACTATTGATCCTATTTTGGGTAGTATTGCTGAAAATGATGTACTAGCAATAGGTGTAAACGCAGTAGCACTTAATGGCGGTACTATCAAAGATGCTGGTACAACAACAAACTCTACAATTACAAACGCTGCTCAAGCAGGTACATTAACTGTAGCCGCTTAATAACAAAATCATATAAGGGCGCTCAAAGTGCCCTTATATATACTATATGAACAAATTGATCTAGGCAAATACCTAGAGTA